TGCGCCGGGCGCTGTTTGAGCGTTCCGGCCTCGGCACAGGCCGCAATTCCAGCTACACCAACCGAGGAGACAACCTTGTCTGACACACCGATTCTTGACCCCGTAGAAGACGCTGGGGCCACGAACACCACTCCCGAGGGTGATGACACCGGGGCGCAGGATTCAGGCCCGCAGAATCGCGAGGCTCGGTATCGCGTCGAACGTAACCAGGCTCGCGAGCAGCTGGCCACAGCGGAGTCGCGGTTGGTTCAACTCCAGACGCGCGAATTGCACAGGCTCGCCGGGGAAATACTGGCCGTCCCGTCAGACATCGCGCTATCGGGCAAGCCGCTGTCCGACTTCCTGACCCCCGAGGGTTGGGTCGACAAGTCGGCGGTAGAAGCCGCCGCCCGCGAAGTCGCACAGGCCCGCCCTGGCTTGGCTACGTACCAACCGGCTCACGACCCATCGCAGGGCCTAAGCGGAACCACCCAGCACACCCCGAGTTGGGACGGGTTGTTCGGTCTGGGTCGCTAACAAACTTGGCTGGTATGTCCGTGGCATAACCGGCTCTCGCCTCTGTGAGGCATTCACACAACCCCTGGTCAGTGGCCGGGGGTTTTCTCATTCCTACCGAAAGGTTAAAACCAAATGGCACTACAGCATTCAAACATCGCGGACACTTGGACTCCACCGTCATACGGAGATCTGCTCGATACCACGGTTCAGGCTAAGTCGGTGGCTTTCCGAGCCAGCCGCCCGGTGTCAACCGACCGGGTCAAGATGCACTTCCCCTTGTGGACCGGAAACCCAACCGCTGGTTGGTATGACGAGTTGGAAGAGATCGCCCTCACCGACGGCGCGACCAACGAAGTAATCATCACCCCTGACAAGGTGGCTGCTCTGTCCCGTGTTTCCAACGAGGCCGCAGACGACACCCACCCGGCTATCTCGGAAGCGATCGGCGCTGGCATCTCTGATGACATCGCCCAGAAGATCGATATTGCGTGGCTTGCTAACACCACGGCCAAGGCCAACAACGGTCTGTTGTCTATCGCCTACTCAACGGTCGATACCGGGGCCTCGCTGACCAATCTGGACCCGTTTATCGATGCGCGGTTCAAGGCAAATGCGGTTGGCGCACAGCTGACTTCGTGGGTTATGCACCCGGATACCGCCAACACTCTCACCAAGCTCAAGAAGTTGACATCTGGGTCTAACGAGGCGCTGTTGTCGTTTGTCGATGACGGCATTCTGATTGCAGGACTGCCGGTTCTGCTGAGCCCGCATGTGGACGCCGCGACATTTGCATGGGGTATCCCCAAGCAGCGTGTTGTGACCGTGATTCGTAAGGGAACCGAGGTGGCTCTAAGCCGCGATGCCGGGTTCTCTTCTGACTCCGCGTACATCCGTGGTGTTGCCCGTGTGGGGTTCGGGTTCCTTCACCCGGCTTCGGTCGTACGTCTTTACGACGCTGCCTAATTCGACTTACCGAAGGGGACTGGTTGCCCGCCGCCAGTTCCCCGAGGGAACACCCCTCACCCTCAAAGGAGGTGAAACATGGCAGCTGCCAGAGAAGTCGGCAGGGTGTCAGTACGCGTTGTCCCCGACACAGACGGGTTCCGCCGAGATCTAAAGCGACAACTCGAATCAATCGTCAAAGGTGTGGAAGCCAAGATCAACGTCAACCCGGACGTGAGCGGTTTCCGACAAAAGGTAAACGCGTCCGTCAAGGGGATGAGGACCGAAGTCGCGGTCGTCCCCGACGTGAAGACATTCCGGGGCCGCGTAAAGGAAATGCTATCCGGCGTCGGTGACAGCTTGGCCAGCATCAAAGCCCCGTCCTTCGGGTCGGGAATTAATGGCACGGGCTACGCGCTCATTGCCGCTGCCATTGCAGCGCTATCGCCATTGGTGGCAGGTCTTCTAGGTGCTCTTACCACCTCGTTGTTGGCGCTGCCGGGTCTGATAACAGCCACCGTAGTGCCTATAGGTGCGTTGGTGTTGGGACTCGACGGGCTCAAGAAGGCAGCCGGGGTACTTAAGCAACCGTTCGATCAGCTACGCGCCACCATGTCGGCCAAGGTACAAGAACAGTTCACCCCGGTATTCGAGAAGCTGAAAGACATATTCCCGACGCTGAAGGCGGCATTGCCCAGCGTCACACAGGGTTTGGCTGATATGGCTAAGTCGTTCGCGGACGTGCTGACCAATCCCGCCAACCTTGCCAAACTCGATCAGACGATTCGCAACATCGCTAGTGGCCTGACGGCAGCGGCACCCGGTATACGTGACTTCACCCAAGGGTTCCTAGACCTGATCAACGGGTTCTCGAACAAGCTGCCGGACATCGGTAAGTGGTTCTCGGAGACCGGAGCTTCGTTCAGCAAGTGGGTATCGGATTTCACGGCCAAAGGCCCGGACGGTGTATCCAAGTTTGACGTAGCACTCGGAAACCTGGGCGACACCCTAAAGAGCATCGGTGGTGGCCTGACCGAGTTGGCGGGTAAGGCTATCGACTTCTTCTCCGACCCGGAGAAGGTTAAGTCGTTCAAAGCCGAACTAGACGGACTGGTCAACACGGCCCTGACTCTCGCAGACGCTATCAACGGTATCGCCACGGCGATGTCGAAGATCCCCGGATTCGGGGATGGCAAGGGCGACAAGCTGCTTGACTTCGCCCCGATCCAAATACAAATAGCCGTAGACGCGTTCCCCAAGATCCGTCAAGCCGTAGCCGACGTGATAACCGAGATCATCGGTATGTTCGCGCAGGTTCCCAACGCACTCAGTACGGCATGGGCCACGCTGGGGGGTATCGCATCTGCGGCCTGGAGCACCGTATTCCAAACAGTCAGCGGTGTGCTAACCAGTGTCGTCACGGTAATCGTCAATAGTGGTTTCAAGATCGTAGGCGAGGTCGCAACGTGGCCGGGAAAGATAACAGCCGCTTTGTCGGGCATGTTCCAGGCCGGGTTCGACGCGGGTGCTCAGCTCGTCCAGGGTTTTATTCAGGGCATCGGGTCATTGATCACTAACGCGGTGGCTAAGGCCCAGGAACTCGCTAGCTCAGTCAAGAATGCGGTTACCGGCTTTCTCGGTATCCATTCTCCGTCAACGGTTATGGCAGACATCGGTGGATTCATCGGGGATGGCCTTATCAACGGGATGAAGGCGAAGCAATCAGAGATTGAGAAGACCGCGCAGGGTATTGGTCAGAGCATCAAGGACGCGTTTGACTGGAGCGACTACGAACAACGTGGTATCGACGCCGGGTTCGCGTTCGCCGGGGCCAACGCCGATCAATTCATGTCCGACTTGGGTATTAGCGGTAAGGGTCTGTTGTCACAGCTTGGAGAACAAGGTCTGAAGTTCGGTATGGATTTCGCGGGCAAGGCGCTCACACAGAACTTCTACACGTCCAACGTAGACGACACGATCGCCGTCAAGAACAACCAGCTGAACAAGCAGGCACTAGGTGTCGTCGGCAAGAGCGGATAGGTGGTTGGGGGCCGGTATTTAACGGCCCCCTCCCGTCTTTTAGAGAGGTGGAATCATAAACGTATGCAGCCGTGAGGGATGTAGGCGCAGAGCCAGAACCCCTAAGCCTGATGGCACGGACACCGAGCGTCAATACTGCTCGGCACTATGCCGGAACGTTGACTACCGGACTATCCGGGTACAGAGGATCTGCGCAGCCTTTAGGGGCGAACACAAGTACGTATCGGAACTCTGGGTTACCACAGTCGAGCTGAGTGACAAGCTGACTGAGCTAGATCAGTTGGAACGTAAGGTATCTCAGTTCGCAGAGCGTGAACGGGGTATCACCCGAGAGCAGTGGCGGCAGATCTGCGATGTGTCGTGACGGACATAGGAAAGCCCGACTTATGAGGCCGGGGCTTATGGTGGATAGGTGGGTTATCGGTAGTTGGATGAATCCACGTAATACACGGCACCTGTATCGGGATCTGTCCAGTTGCACGGTGCACCATCGGTATTACCATCCTCCTGCTCACACACCGGCAGCGGTGGCAGGGCATGGGACACAGGGTGCGTAGTGGTAGGCCCTGCATGCACGGCCAGGGCCACAGCGAGGGTGGACAACGTAGTGAGTGTGAATCTGACTGCGGTGGTGGACATGTCACTCAGTGTACATCGAACACCGCAGTGACACAACGGATCTGGCAAACCCAGGGGGTGCACCCCTTCCCCCGGTCACCCCGATCGGGACGTTATGCGGCATCGACATCGTGCGAAAGCTCAATTACCTAATTTTTCAACAAATCCGCTGCTCAGGGGCGGTTGAGCCCCGAAAACTAGCGGTGGAAAGTACATCTAAATGACAACCCCGAAAGTCCGAATGCCTAAGGGGCTGGACTACCAGGGCAAAAAGCTCTGGACAGAGATAACACAGATCTATGACCTCTCGGCAGCGCCCCACAAGCGCCGAATCCTTTACGACGCATGCGCTACAGCAGACCTAATCGACAAGTTGGACAAAGGGATGGCAGGACAACCGATGACCGTCAAAGGATCTACGGGCCAGGTGGTCATTCACCCCCTTGTAGCCCAAGCGGAGAACGCGCGGGAAGCCCTTGCCCGTCAGCTGTCCCGGCTCAACTTCGCAGAACCAGAAGAGGACGACTATGAAACTCGCTAAGACCCGCAGACACCAGGCCAATAGGCCCTCTGCTGCCACGCTGCCAGACGAACTAAGCTCGTTCGACAACTGGTTATACCCCAACGGTTTACACGATTATATGGCAGCTCTGAGCCAGTCGCTAGACCGCGCCGACCGGCTGACGCCGATCATGAATGCCGCTGGATTGTCGGCTGCCGAATGGTTCCGAAGGATGCTGACACGATGACCTACGCCGAACCCTCGGACGTGTCGGGGCGTCTTGGCCGTTCGTTGGACGCCTCGGAATCAACGATGGTATCCACCCGCCTCGCGGATGCTGAACGGCTGATCAAAGCACGCATCCCTGACCTAGACGCGCAGATCGTCGCGGAGACAATCGACGTCGAGATTGTCAAGATGATCGAAGCGAACGCCGTCGTACGTCTGGTCCGAAACCCCAACGCCTACACCGGAGAAACTGACGGGAACTACTCGTATCAGATCAACTGGAAGACGGCTACGGGCGAGCTGGAAATACTCGACAACGAGTGGGCGCTACTAGGAATCTCACAAGCGATGTTCGTCATCGCCCCGCTGTTGCCGCCGTGGCTCACAGAACCGCAGTTCGACAGTTACTTGGACTACTTCTCCAGAACCGGCTAGTACCAAAGGCTTGGGCGAGTTGATCACCGCGTCGGAGTGGCAGCGGGCGGCGTCGAAAGGACACCTACTTAACCTATAGCGGGGTTGGACCACTGTTCAGCCATCCGCTCCAAGTGGAGCATGTCAGTTTGGATGCCCTGGTGGTTCCACCACATCTGTATGTCCATACTGCGCAGCCACAGATTGAGTTGTTCGACGGTCTGAGACTTCCACCAATCTTTGAACAGCTCCGTCGTGGGGACCCAGGTCCAGCCAGCGGGTCTGGTGGCCTGTGCCGCCAACTGCGCTTGTCGCTCTGCGAGATCCGCGATACGTGCGTCGAGCCGTTCCCGCTGACGGGTCCCCTTTCGGAATGCGCCGGTACCTAGTTGATCGGTGAGGTCTGCCAGTGTGTCATCAATCTCGGCTAGCTCTGCGGCATAATCACTTCCGGCGTCCCACACTCGGTCTCGCCGGTATTTGTCACCCAGTTCGAACATCACGGCATCAGTTAGCACCTCATTAGCATCCGCGACTAGCACCATTCCGTTGCCGCAGGTTGACTTGTATTGCGCCGAGGCGCAACGGTACCGATCCTGACGGCCTTTGCCACCCTTGAGCTTGTAGGCCGGTTTACCGCAGACACCGCAGTAGAGCACCCGTAAGAGTAGCGACGAGCTGCGTTTCGTCGGCTCCTTGCGGTTCTCGCGTCCGGCCAGTTCGACCTGCACCTGCTCGAATACATCCCGCTCAAGTATCGGAGTAGCGCGGATGATCGGTGAACCGTCGTCGTTGCGGATGGAGCCGTTGGCTGTGACGGCGTGCCCCAGTAGGGATTTGGAGGTGAGCATTTCCCTAATCTTGGCCGAATGCCAGCTATATCCCCGGATCTCCCTGCCTTTCAGCTGGTTGACTCGATCACGTGGTGTTAGGACGGCGCGGTCGGTTAGATCGGCTGCCACCTGCCGTAGGGGCTCCCCGTCGAGCACGCGGCGAACTACTTCGTTGATCACCTTGACCTGTTCGTCGTCATGGACGAATCGCCAATCGCCATCAACCTTCTCAGGCATATACCCCCACGGCGGCGGGCCACCTCGATACTTGCCTTGTCGCATGTTGTGTTGTGCCGCAGACCTGTTACGTTCTGAGATGGCTGCCAGCTCCATCTCAGCCACCTTGGCTACCAGTAGCGCGATGATGTCCCCGAACGCTGAATCGAGGTCTAGGAAGGTCTCAGTAGCGCTGACCAGCGAGACAGAATTCGACTGGCACCAACGGATGAGATCCGCGAGGTCCAACAGTCGACGGACGATCCGGTCCATGCGGAACGTGACCAGAACATCGAACTCTCCCCTCCGGTTCGTGAGCCAGTCCCCGAGCTGGGGACGGTCGAACGGGGATGTTTTTCCTGCCGATATGTCTAAATCCTCGGCGGTGCCGATTACCTCGTAACCTCGTTGCTCGCACAATTCGAAACATGCCTCCCGCTGGCGCAGCGGAGAGGTAGTTTCGTCCGTGACGCGACTGAGTCGTACAACGACTAAAGCCCGCTTGGCCTGCTGTTTCATGGTTGTAAATGATACTCGTGGAATACTCGACCGTGGACATGCCATCCTCTGCGTCGACGACTACCACGAGCCGCCGACGCACCTTGGTCAACATACCGTTGTGTATCAATGGATTCCCTCCCTTGTTGGCCTGCGGCCCCTCCGCAGGTCACAGCACACCGCTGTGGAACACATCGCGCGCCAAGCCCATGACGACAGGCACGATGCCCAGGCAGATGAAAGATGGCAGAAAGCACAGCCCCAGTGGCGCCCCGATGAGCACACCGGCTCGTTCCGCGGTCGCCACCGCGGAATCCAGCGCGTCTCGACGACATTGCACCGCCAATGAGGCGATGCCGTCGGCCATGACCACTCCCGAGTCGGCGGATCGCCGCGCCAGTCTGGTCAGCGCCTGGCGCTGTTCGTATCCCGGATCATCGGGTGAGCCCGCGTCCATCCATGCCGTCGATGCCGGTGCACCCAGCGCAAGCATCTCCCCCGCTCGACGGAGGATTCGGGCCAGCTCCACCGGTGCCGCGGCAGCCACCACCAGTGCCGCGGTCGCGACGGGCATCCCGGACCGCAGACACACACCGAACATGTCGAGGCTGAATGCCATTCCCAACAAACCCTTTTCGATGTCGTCCCGCTCGAAAGGAGCAGGAAGCCGATGGGGTGACATCCTCGCCCGGGCCCGCAATGCCCCGGGCGCGGTCAAGACCGCCGCGGCAAGCATCAGCAGCGCGGCGCTCACCGCAACGCCTTCCCGGTGATCGCGTCGGCCCACAGCAGGCCGGCACACGCCAGCGTCACCCCTACAACGAGCAACGCGCCGCCCACGCCACCCGCGCACAGCACGCTGAGGGGTCTGGCTCCGATCATCTGTCCCAGCCCGATTCCCGCGACCGGTAGACCCGTCAGCACGACCGCGGTCGCACGGGGACCGGCGAGTCCGGCGTTCACGCGCGCGGTGAACTGCTGTCTTTCCTGCAAATCCGCCCTGCACGCGTCGAGGAGGTCGGCAACCGCGAGACCATGACGCTGGGCCAGTGACCAGCTACGGGTGATCCGATTCCATTGCGCTCTCGCCGGAACGGATCTCGGCAGGGCCCGATCTACGTTCACTCCCAAGCGGGCTCGTGCCGCGATCGCCGCGAATGCCTCGCCGGCCGCGCCGTTCAGCTCGACCGCGGCGATCTCAAAGGCCCGCACAGGATGCGCCCCGACCCTGAGTTCGCCGACAACTACATCGAGCCCGGACGCCGTGCAGTCCAACTCCTCCGATTCGATGCGAGATCTGCGGCGCCTACGCCACCGCAGGGCACCGGTCCCGGCCACCACGACAGCCGACACGACCACCGACAGTGGCAGTAGCCACAGAGCCGTCAGCACCAGCGCACTCAGCGGTGCCGCCACCAGCTTCCCCGTCCAGCGCACCGGACTCATCCCGGGCTGGTCCAGCCGCCGATACCTTTGCGGCACCAGAAGCAACGCGGCGGCGAGCAGCACTAAGGCCTGCGGCGTCATACCGCACCCCGAGCGATCAATCCGTCCAACTGCTCCGCACCGGGGCAGCGCCCGCCGTCGATATTCCACGCAGGTATCACTCGCGCGATCCCGTCATCGCCCTTGCGCACCACCGCGATTTCGGTCAGTCTTCGGAAGTTTGTGAATCTCCTGATGTGACAGACACATTGGCGTCATTATCAGTAATAAGTTTCTGCGAATCTCTGGAGATTCCACTTCGGCACATTCGCTACATGTATACGGTGTGG